AGTCCATGTGGATTGATAATGATTTTCCGAAGCTTCTAGGTGCAGAACTGTACCGCCCCCACCCGGCATACATCATTGAGATGGCAGTTGAGCCAGTGGTTGTTCACGACTTTAGTAAGCAACCCGGCCAGACTGTCCAACTCGATCGTTACCGTTTCTGGGGCAAGCCCGGCACTAAAGAGAGCCGTGAGCGTACAGCCGATCAGACACTTGGAACAGCTTCGGCACGTAACATCGTGAAGGATAAGGTTCTTGTCACTCTTCGTGAGTACACTGGACCCGCAGACACACGCGACACTGCACAGCCTTCTACATTCAAAGTCGCACGTGAGACCCTTATCACTGCTCAGCGCCTGCTGCTTGATACTGGTAACCTCAATGTATTCCACCAAAGTATTGGTTCACTCACCCTGCTTGACGACTATCGTCGTTGGAGGGACCGTGTGTTCGCTAATGAACTGCTGAAAGCAGAAGCCACTGGTAAAGCCAGTAATGAAGCTGGTGGTTACTATCTCCCAGACGGTAAGACCAAGGACGCCACAGGTGGCACCCTGGGTGTTACTTATGAAACTGGTGAATCAGCAAAATTCGACGTCAAAACCGACTTGCTGGAAGTGGTTAAGGACATGCGCAAGCGCAATGTTCCCACATTTGCAGACGGATATTACCGCTGTATTTGTGACCCAACCGCAATGATGCATCTTCGCCAGAATAGCGACTTCCGCGAAATTGCTAGATATCCTGGTACTGGGATGATCAATCCGATGTCGCCTAATCAGGCACCTAACGCTAACTTCTTCCAAGGCATGGGTCCTGCATATGGACAAGCCGGTTTCGTGGCTGGACAGCCAGTGATGCCTACCGGATTTCTTTTCGAGGGAGTTCGTTGGTTTGAATCTACAAACCTGCCTGAAACAACCTATAACCTTGTCATTAAAGACGCCCCATCCTCAACCTCTGCTGCTGATTTTGGCGCTGCTCAGCTCGTAATGTTTGGCCCGCAGGCAGTAGGCGTAGGAATTGGAGGCAATAATGCACAGATCCTCCTCAATAACAATGATGACTTTAGTCGATTCATCATTATGATCTGGTCGCTCTTTGCTGGTTTTGAAATCCTTAATTCGGACTTCATTACCGTAGCGTACTCGTTCGTATACTAAGGATAGGAGGAACTAACTATGTCTGTAATTTATCCTGGTAATTATGTCGCCCGTCTGAGTGCTTATCGCAATCAGGCGTGTGAGTCGCTCCCCGGTGTTGATTTCTATCAAATCCTGGGCGTAGCCCTGGTCAGCGCGAATGCCGCATCTGGAGCTGATTATACGCTTCAGATCCTTTCGCCTGATCTTCGTCAAGACGACAAGCCTCGTCTGGACAAGGCCTTCGTTGTTCCTACGGGAGCGAAGGTATATCGCACAGCTGTCCGCACTGTAAACCTTACTGGTACAGCTGCTGATACTGTCACCGTCAGTGGTGTAACCCCTGCCGCACAAGAGACTTGCCCTGCAAGTACCAAGTATGGCGCTGGCGCAGTATCCGCATTTGCGGGTCTTGCAAGCATCACCGCTGAAGCAAGTGATGCAACAGTTAAAGCTGTCGCAAGTGGTGGACTGACCATCACCGACACGACCACTCAGGCTGCGATCATCGTTGAAGTTGATTACTTCGTCGATCATTCTGCTCCTGAATTGGACGACTGCAACATCCCTTTCAAAGTTGAAGCTGGTCAAGGCACCTGATAAACCTTTGATATCACTAAAAGCATCCTCTCGGGGGTGCTTTTTTTGTATCTATAATAAAGATGTGTAGAATCACATTAGTAACTTATTTAATATGGCTAAATCAAAATCCAATCTATTTCAAGATGAGAAAACAGGTCAGCTCGTAGAATTCATCAGTAAGCACGATAAAGAGTATGCAATGGTAAGGAACTCTTCAGGTGCAGTTAGCTATGTAAGTTTAGAACAGTTGATTCCTTATGATGCTGAGAAAGGAAGGCAAGCAAAAGTAATAGCTCCACAGATCCAACCGACGGCTGAGGAAGCAGTACCTGACAGCATCGTTCCTATTCTGGATGCTCGTTTAAACCTTAATCATGCACCTGCTGAGTTAATTGCCAAGCGACTGCCAGGTGTAGGCTATGCAACTGCTAAAAAGATTGTTGAATTGCGCATGTCATTGTCAGGTGAACGTTTTAGCAACCTCAAACAGCTTGAAAATATCCCTCGCGTGAATTGGGATCAGTTCATTAAAGAGGACCTTATCTTCATCAGTTAAAATAGATGTATATCTAGAAGTAGACCAATGATGGACATAGAAGAGGCCCTGCTACTTAGGGCTCAACAGGATGCAGCACAGGAACCATCACTTAGAACTAGCGCTGGAATAGGCGCAGGCCTCGGTGCTGTAGGCGGAGTACTCGCGGGATCTGTACCACACAGTGCTGGTAACTTGCTTAATCGACTGCGTGGCCGAAGTTCGAGCCCCCTCAAGGGCGGCTTCCGTATGGCTGGTGGATTAGTCGGTGCACTAACTGGTGGCTTATTGGGTGCTGGTTTGCAGTCTATGGTTACTGAAGTATCTCCTGCTGCCAAATATTTGGCTAAGCTTCAGACTACCGGAACACTTACGGACAGTGAGATGCGAGGACTAGAGGCGCTGGTTGCTGACACCTATAATGAGATTGTCTGATGCAGTTAGATGATTATACTAAGTCGCAGATTAGATTCCATCTAGGATTTAATTCAGGTGCTCAAGTGCCTGCCGGGGATCGCGCACGTTTAGAAGAAGCTATGTCCTTGGTGCCAGATGAATTCTGGTTTGATGAGATTGTTTATCAACTTAAACGAATCACCATCGCATGGAGAGCTAGCTCACTCTTCCCTGATGACTGGAATGACACAGGGGGTACAAAGAACCTTAATCCATCCAAACAGGAGAGGATTTCAGGCGATGTCCAACGAACCATCAATACAACAGACCCACTTAAAGCTGACGCAGATTTCCGTGAAGTTTATCTAAGAGAATGTGATCGTCTAGCTGAGACTTTATATGTTCCAAATTACCGTAGGCCTGAAACGCGAAGGTATGCATTTGAGCGTTCTGGAGCTGAATTCATTATGGCGGTGCCTGGTCCTGCAGATACTGCAGTCGGTAGTAGGATATCATTAGCACTTACTTGGCGTTAGAATAGATAAGAGGATTAACGAATAAACATTATGAGCAACGGAATAGTATCAGGAGGCACTCCGAAACTGACCACCGATAGTACTGAAGCTGACTATCAACAGTTTAAACGGGCAGCAATTGAGCAGTCTGGAGAGAATCCATATATCCAAGGCGTTCAATCAGGCTTTGAAGCTAGCGAAGGTGCTGCACAACAGCTTCTTGATACATACCAAGAAGGCGTTGATGAAGTCTTATCAAAAGGTCCTGGTCAGGCTATATCAGATAGTCGGACTGAGTATGGGGATACCAGACTTAAGACGAATACAGTGCTCCAAGGTGAGCGCAGTAATTTTGCTACAAAGGATTCTCCTACTAATCAGCCATTAGCAGATACACTCAATACTACAGGTAATGTAGCTAATCATACCGCTAGTACCTTTGAGCCAGAGAAAGATCCTGAGGTGATTGAAGAAGATGCTCTACAAAAGCGTCTAGCATTGTATAGTGGAAAGATGGGCGGTGCTGATATGGGCCACAACGATCGTAGTAACACACTGAGGACCTGAGATGTCTGCACAGAAGCAAGCTAGACGGGAACAAATGGATCCCAAAAGTAATAAGAAAGTCCAGAGTGAGATGTCACAGGCTGGTGCTCCTCCAGGTAAACCAATGCAGAACGGCCCATCAATGGGCGGCCATGGTGGTCAACCAGAAGCTGCACCCGGTCAACCTCAGGCTCAAATTCCTGCTCCCGCTCCTGGTGGACAAGCACAACCTGGGCCGATGAGTCAGCCCATGGGTCAACCAGCACAAGGGGATCCCAACGCTGCTCAGCAACAGCAAGGTCCTGCTCCAGGATATGGCGGAAGGCCTGGTATTAATGTCCAGCAGGGCAATCCAATGAATGGGATGGATTTGAATTCAGCACCTCCACTGACATATAGCCCCTTCGGAGATATCAATCCTCCAGGTGATCCACGTATGGGAGGCAATGTAACAGTTCGTCCTTTCTCAGGAATGCCTACAACTTGGACAGCTGGACAGAAGTTAAACAAAACGCCTTACGGATCTACACAGCAACCACCATCTCAGATGATGGCACAGCTAGAATCAGTACGTCAAGCAAAAGAGACGTGGGAGCGTGATCCTAACCTTAATATAATGACAATGAACAGAGATGGTACAACTGAAATTCCTAGCGGAATGGGTATAATTGGTAAACCACTTGAACTGAATTCACCAATCATAGGTAATCTTCTTCAAGTAGGTCCTGATCAGCAAGGTCCAAGGCAGTTAGGATTAGCAGGGATGCAGAACGCTGAGACAGCAGTTGAGCTTCCATCACGAGAACGTGGACCTGGACTTAATACTGGATTCACTGGACAAATAGCGTAATTAACCATGGCATCAACTTCAACGAATAAGCAACCACTATTGGTTGATCATATCCTTCACGAGATAGTAGATCTCAATGATTCACTTATTGGATCTCGGAATGTAGAAGGAACTAACAGTGCTAAGTTAGTACTCAATGCCATTGGAACAGATGGTGCAATTATCGAAGACCTCTATGTCATCTCAAGAAGTGCGACTAATGCCTATTCGGTATATCTGTACTTGAGTTCATCCTCAGACTACCTTCGCCAAAATGAAGGTGTATATATCGGCTCATTGGCCAGTGATGGTACAACAATTGATACTGTAACCTCATGGGCGCTCGCACCCAAAATTCTTGCTCCAAATCCAAGAGTAGGAACTAATCAGGCCTACCGTGCGCTTTATGTTCCACAAGGTAAATCATTGTGGGCAGCAATATATGGCACAGCAGCTCTTACTGATGGCCCTCTGCTAGGAGTACAAGGCGGCTGGTATTAATGCCTAGAAAAGTAAATGGTATGGGGAGTTTCAAAAGCTCATCCATGGGTGCCATTAATAATAAAATCTCAAGTGGAAAAGTACCTACTGCTTTTGGGTCATACCCATCAAACCGAAGTTATGGCAGCACTGTAACTCGCTCAATAATTGAGCAATACAATCTAGACAGTGATTGGTGTAAGTGGCGCCGGGGTATGGAATACTACTATCGTGGTGCGTATATTTCATTTGGATCTATAGATTCAAAATTATATCAGGGTACTCCCTATGAACAAGACATTACTTTTAGTGGCCATAAGTTCGCAACAGTAAATGCTGACAGTAAAAACCACTACGTAGCAAAAAGGGAGATGATAAATACTACGCTTCTGGGAACAATCCAGAGTATAGCCAATGATCCTGATTTATACGCAAGTTACAGGGCGCATCAAGAAATTTGGGTGCATATCAATAATGTCAATCCTGGAATACGCATGATGCTAAGGGAACGTCTTACTGATGGTTTAACTGAAGCTACTGTTGTAGATGTATTAGATAATAACAAGAAACCAGCGATATACCTTGGTAAATCCACAGAGGTAGATCCAACCGTAGTAAAAGTTACGGTCCCTTTAAGCGAAGTTCAGAGCTGCCAAGTTGTCCAAGACAATGGTGGTGATGTTTCGGTACTCACAGGTGAGATTGGATATATAAAGACGTTATATAACGAACGTACAATTACGTCTCAAGAGTTCGGCGACAGCGCAGAGTTTTTCACAATCAAGGCTGATGAGTCTGCTACCTCGCAAGAGTTTGAGATTCTAGATCAGACTGATCTACCTCCATCAATTTATGATATTGCTTCATTGACTAGTCTATTCAGCACAGTAAATGCTGACTGGAATGTCAAAGGTACGTATTCATTCAAGAAGGACTCCTATCAGAGGTTCTTTGGCGACCAGTACCTAACAGGAGATTTAGTGAAAGATGGAGTAAATCAGTTGTCTTTTAATATTCTGCCATTTACAATACGGTCACTGCTAGTCGTAGGTAATACCGTAGAATTTACCTCCATTCCAATGGAGAATGAGATAAAGCTCTATGCTCCGCTTAGTAGTGCGTATGTAATTTTTGCTGACTATAGTTTCACCAAACGGGAATTAGACTTAGATGAAGACGGGAATGATTACCATAATGTAACCAGTGGTGAAAATACCTGGTGGCGGATACTTACAGATGTAGATCCGTGGATGGATGAGGTATTCACAACAGGTCTATCATTAAGAGCTGCTGATATCTACTGCTGCAGTTGCCCTGCGTATTCCAAATCAATATTACGTATGCCCGAAGCAGAGGAAAATGATCTAGGAAAGAAAGCTAATCGCCAACAACGATATCCAATGCCATCAGTACAAAGCAAAGGTTCCTTTGAGGCACTAGGCTTTAACAAAGCTGCTGGTTCAATGTTAACTTGGCAGGGAGATAGGGATCAAGTCTCATTTAAAATGTGTAAGCATACTATAGCATCAATGTTTAGTGATCATTTAAAAATACAAGAACCTAATTCATATCCAACAATAGACGCACGTGAATCATTTGAATTGAAGTTAGCAGCAGATATGGATGAGGTAGGGCGAGAGTTCCAGGCTTCCATCAGGCGTGGTGAGCTAACAACAATTGAAATAGTATTTGCGCTATCACAGGGTTTAAATTTAGATGAAGTAGAACAAGCTGACATTGTTTTAAGCATTAAAAATTAAGCGTTATTATAAAAGGATAACAATTCGGATAATAGGATATGCTTACCGCAGATTCATTTAAGATGCCTCTTGAGACTGATTTAAAACTCAAGCTGATGACTGATGAAGTTAAAGGTTGTAATAGTGTAGAGCTACTACAGAATAGCCTAATTGAAACTACTAGACTGATGACGACATACCAGCATCTACTGACAGTGCTTCTTAAGGAAGAACTTGATAGAGAGATGGCTGAACTATTGAAGCAGGCAGGAGCAGTAGAATAGATAAAGGTATTGCTATACCTTTGTAACTTGTAGGTTTTTACCGATGAAACTTCAGATTAAGCGATCTAACCAGCTAGATAGTGGAATTGCGAAAGAGCCGTCCAGTGATCAGATGGAGTATGGTGAGTTAGCTCTTAATTATAACTCTAGCGATGTCTCACTCTTTGTAAAGGATGACAGTAATAATATAGTTAAACTATACGGTGATCCTAAGATCTCCCTAGGTGAAACTGAACCTACCAACCCAGTGTCTGGAGATTTGTGGTGGAATTCAACTAGCACTGACGGTTCTCTATATATTTATTACACAGATCAAGATAGCTCACAGTGGGTGCCTGCTTCTCCTATACAAGCACCAGACGAAGTTGATTACTCAGTTGCTGTACGTAAGGATGTCACTGTATTACAGACGATGCTAAGTAAGCTGACGTCAGTTTCAACATCTACAACTGATGGCGCGACAACACTAGCGACTAAAGATTATGTAGATACAACGGCTGCAGCAGCACCACCTTGGGTAGAGAGCGGTTCAACAATCTCACCTGTAGATAATACAAATGATATATCAATTGGTAATTCAGATCAAATAACATTTAATCCTGACGGGACAGCTAGTTTTTCTGGCCAGGTGACCATACCTCAGACGCCCAGTAATGATACTGATGCTGCGAGTAAAAA